CAATTATGTATATAAGGTCAATGGAGTTGACCTTCTGGAGAAAGTGAGGAGTCAGTGCTAATGGGAAAGACAACGAATAATGAAATAAATGAAACAACAGAAATCGTTGAAGGAACGATTGATGAAGAAAGCATGGTAGTTAAGTTTAATGTTCCATGTACTTTTGAAAATGAAACACATGAAGAGCTTGACATGAAGGGACTGCATGGGATAAAAGCAAAAGATATGATTTCAGCACAAAAACAGCTGGATAGATCGGGATATGTTGGAATTATGCCTGAAATGTCAATGCAGTATGCAATGATAATTGCATCTAAGGCTACAGGACTCCCGATTGAATTTTTTGAAGAGCTGCCGCCACGAGAAGCTATCAAAATCAAAAATAAAATCATTTCTTTTTTCTATGGGCAGGATTAAAACCTGCTGATGGGGAAGTAATAAGAAAAAGTACAATTCATTTATCACTGATACTAAAGACAGGTCTTGATTACTTTCAAGACCTGTCAGTTTTTGAGTTGAAAGAGATAATAAAGGAGGTAGCAGCAATTGGCGAAGAACGGAAAAGAGTACGAGCTGGCAATAAAAATAGCCGGTGAAGTAGAAAAATCATTTATGAACAGTACTAAGCTAACAAAAAGGCAATTATCTTCCATAGCAAGACAAGCTGCTGACTCCTCAAAAAGCATGAGTGAATCATTTGATGAAGGATTGGCTTTAACTGGTAAAGGATTTAATAAGATAGAGAAAGCGGCATCATCATCATTTAAGATCATAGAGAAAGCAGCAGTAGCTACAGCTTTGGCAGTTACGGGAATAGTTACGGCTTCAGCCACTGCAGGAATTCAATATGAGTCAGCATTTGCAGGAGTGAAAAAGACTACCGAAGCGACGGCAGAAGAATACGCTGCAATTAGTGACAAAATTCTTGAAATGACGGAGAAAATGCCTTCATCGGCAGCAGAAATTGCAGAAGTAGCAGAGGCGGCAGGACAGCTTGGAATACAAAAGGATAATCTTCTAGACTTTACGGAAGTTATGATAAATCTTGGAGAATCGACAAACCTTACCGCAACAGATGGGGCAAGCAGCCTTGCAAAGTTTGCAAATATTACTCAAATGGCAGCTGACAAATACAGCAATCTTGGTTCTGTAATCGTTGAACTTGGAAATAATTTTGCTACAACGGAATCAGATATTGTTGATATGGCAACAAATCTGGCATCAACAGGTGAGCTTGCAGGGCTTTCAGAAGCTCAAATTATGGGGATATCAGCGGCAATGTCAAGCGTTGGTCTTGAAGCAGAAGCCGGGGGGACGGCAATGAGCAAGCTCCTAAAAAAGATCCAGGTAGCGGTCGAAACTGGAAGCAGTGATCTTAATGATTATGCAAAGGTAGCCGGTCTGACGGCTGATCAGTTTAAAAAGTCGTTTCAAGATGACGCAGTTGTTGCTTTGGCTTCATTTATTGATGGACTCAACGATACTGAAAAGAATGGGAAGTCCGCAACAGTAATACTCGAAGATATGGGACTTACAGAAGTAAGGTTATCCAATACTATTCTGAGTCTGGCGAATTCAAATGGACTTATGACAGACGCGGTGGGAATGGCAAACGATGCGTGGGTAGAGAATACCGCTTTATCGGAGGAGGCGGCAAAAAGGTATGAGACAATGGAAAGCAAGCTGTCAATACTTAAAAATGCTGTGACCGAAACAGGAATTAAACTATACGAAGAGTATAGTGAGCCAATGGCAGAAGCCGTCGATGCTAGCACTAAATTTGTCACAGGTTTAAAAGATAATGTAATTCCTGTATTGGTTGATGATTTCAAAAACAAGCTCCCAACAGTTATAAGGAAAACAAGAGAATTCGGAAAAAGTTTCACTGAATTTGCTTCTCCGGTCATAAAAGTAGGTAAATGGATTGCAGATCATCCAGATCTAATTAGTTCGTTTTTAATCGGAATAGGATCATCACTTGTGGCATTTAAGGTTGCAGTTGGAGTTCAGACATTAACAAAAGCATTTGCTGGACTTGGTGCTATTCTTACAAATCCTTTTGCATTGGCTATAACTGCTGTCGCACTTGCAATTGGTGGAGCGGCAGGAATTGCCGCATATGTAAAAAAAGCGAATAAAGAAATGAAAGAACAGAATCTAGCAGATCACTTTGGTTCAATTTCATTGTCACTTGATGAAATTCAAAGCATCGCAACACGAATGATTGAGACTGATAAACTTGGAAAACTGGCGGATACAATGTCAGCACTTGCCGAGTTGGATGGTTTTAGCGATGCAATTGAATCTTCAATTGATGAAGTCAACAAAATGAATTGGCAGGTAGGCGTTGGAATTACACTCGATGAAGATGAACAATCGGCATACAAAGCAGCAATTGAAGATTTTATTGATAATTCAGAGGATCTTATATTACAGAATCAATATGCTGTAAGTTTAGCACTGGAACTTTATTACGGAGAAGGTGACTCGTCAAGTAATATCAAAGAGAAAATGAATCAGTTTTATACTGATACATACAATGAAGTAAGTGAACTAGGGACCAAGTTACAAAATGCAACCAATGATGCATTTGAAGATGGACTGCTGGATATCGATGAGGCAGCCGTAATAGCAGATTATATGAAGCAAATGTCTGAAATTACTCAGAAGATTGCAGACGCAGAATTTCAAGCGAACCTAAATGTAATAAGCATGAACTTTTCAGGTGAAAAGTTAACATCCGATTCATTTGAAAATTTAATGTCAGAAATAAATACACAAGTGGATGCAGCAAAAGCTGATTATGAGGAAGCATTAAAATATGATCTTTCACAAAACGAATTGTCATTCAGCGAAGGCTACTTAAACCAAGATGAATATGAAAAAGCAAATGAGACTGCAAAAAAGCAGTATCTATCACAAGTATCAGCATTAGAAAGTAATGCAAACTCTTTTGCATACAATACCATAATGGAATCGTATGGAGAAGATTTTCAAAATGCTGTCGAAGGATTGTATAAATCGTTAGATGAAAACATGGAGTACATAAGTAGCGATGGGGCAAACTTAACACTATTCTGGGATACAATTACATCAAATCTTGAAGATTACGATGGGATTGATAAATCTACAAAAGCAGCACTCAAAGAACTATTTGAATTAATGCCGAGCGTTGACTCAATGGAAGAATTGAAAAATAGTTATGTTTTGGCTGGTGAAGAGATTCCAACATGGATATCGGAAGGATTAGATAATGCTTCATTGATAGGTGCATTGGTAGGAGATGAAGATTCATTATGGGCGCTTATAGAAAAATCTATTGATCAGAATCCAGAGTACAAGGATATGATTGATAGAATAAAAGAACAGGGAGGCTATATTCCGGAAGCCGTTGCTGCTTCAATTACAGAAAATAAACAGGCAGCTATTGATTCATTTAGTGACTTTATGAATTCATTAGGCATAGCGCAAACTTCGACAATTGTACCTATGGTTAGCGGTTCATCCGCAGAAATTAAATCATTTTCTACATTAGGTATACCAGGATATGCAAACGGTGACATCATATCATCACCAACACTTGCTACTTTTGCAGAGAAGGTTCCAGAAGCTGCAATTCCGATCAATGGATCAAGCAGATCAAAAAACTTATGGAAACTAACTGGCAGATTACTTGGAATTGATCAAAGCGAGGATAGTTTTGGAAATCTGTATAATAGATTAGAAAAGGTTGATGCTGATGGAGGCAGTACTGAAATTGTTTTCAAGCCTAGCTATAACTTTTATGGAGAAGCACCAAGCGAAAAAGACTTGATTAATGCAGGGAGAATAACCCAGGAAGAGTTCAGCGACATGATGGATAGATATTTACATGATAACTGCAGGGTAAGCTTAGCATAAAGGAGAAGAGCATGGCAGGAACATATCAGACAAAACAAGGTGACACTTGGGATAAAATAGCGTATGCGGTCTATGGAAAAGAAATTCATGCTGATTATCTTATGAAAAATAACTTTGAAAATATTGATACCTTCGTTTTCTCGGCAGGTGTAACGCTGCAGACACCGGATCTTCCGGAAGAAACCGACGATGAACTTCCTGCATGGAGGACGTGATATGGCAGAACCAAGAAAATCAAGTGTAGATGTTTCTTATAATGGCATAAATATTTCTACGACTTTAGAAAGCTATTTAAAAAGTTTTAGCTATACGGATCCAGCATCAGGTGAGAGCGATTCGATCTCGTTCAAGGTACATGATAAAGAAAAGAAATGGATCAATAACTGGTTGCCGTCAAAAGGTGACCAGTTATCAGCATCCATCATCACAGAGAACTGGAACAAGGATGGAGAAATCAGAAA